AAAGGACCCATTCTCTGGAAGAACTCCGAAATATATGGCGTGACGCATCCTTCTCGCGCACGCATGTACAAGACGCGTGTACAAGCTGAGTGGGAGTTCCTTGCCCACCGCTTGGGGCAGTTACGCGGAGAAAGCCAGTTCGGCTGAGGAATGGAACATCTGTCGGGGCCGTGTTAACTACCGCCGCGCAGACCCCGTAGCTCAGCCGGATAGAGCAACGGTTTCCTAAACCGTAGGCCGGGTGTTCGAATCACCCCGGGGTCGCGCGTTTTCCCTTCTTTTTGCGGAACCATTCCACGGGAACCGGAACAGTCTTCCTTGTTCCCCCGTTTACCCTCGTGCGCGCTTCCGCGCGCGAAATCCGCAACAAAAACAAAACGAGGAAGCGATATGAAACACACCATCATTCGGGCCGCCCTATTATGCGGCGCTCTTGCGATTTCCACGTCCGCCTTCGCGCAAGTTGGCGGCGCCATTGGCGCAACGTCGGCAGCAGGCGTCTCGCATGGCGCCACATCGTCCGCGACCAACGCCGCGGGCCAGATCGCCACACCGGCGACATCCGCGAACGGCACGGTGCACACCGGCACATCCACCACGCCGCTCAACACCGGCGTGAAGGCAAACACCGCCACGCCCGCCAAGTCGCTTTCCAACTGCGACCCGCGCGAAGCCACACGCATTCCGTGCCACAAGGCGACGCCAACCACCGACACCAAGATCGACACCGGCGTCAGCACGCCGAACGCGTCATCGAGCACCGGCGCGAAGGTGACTACAACGCCGAACGGCGCAAACGCCAACACGTCCACCAGCACCGGCGTTTCCACGCCGCAGCCGCATTAAACGCGTCGCCTTAACGAAAAGGCCGGAGCCCAACGCTCCGGCCTTTTTGCTTTCGGCAAACGAATGCTCAGCGGCAAAGCCGCTTCTTTGTATCCGGCGTGTAGAAGAATACCACATCGCGATCCGGCCGGGTGAGCTTCTTGCTCTTGCCGTTGTATTCGAAGCTCGACAACAGATCGCGGATGATCTCCAGCCGCGCGATCTTCTTCGTATCGGTCTGAACGATGCGCCACGGCGCGGCGGGATGATCGGTGCGGCGGAAAGTTTCGTCGCGCGCCTTGCTGTATTGGTCCCACATCTTCTGCGCTTTCGCATCCACCGGCGAAATCTTCCACTGTGTCAGCGGGTCTTCCTCGCGCTCCGCCAGCCGCGTCTTCTGCTCGCCGCGGCTGATGTCGAGATAATATTTGCGGATATGGATGCGCTCCCGCGTCAGCATGTTTTCGAACGGCACCACGGATTCATAAAAGGAGCGAAGCTGTTCCTTGGTGCAGAAACCCATCACCTGCTCGACGCCCGAGCGGTTGTACCAGGAGCGGTTGAAGATCACGAACTCCCCGCCCGACGGCAGGAATGGCACGAAGCGCTGGAAATACCATTGCGTTTCTTCGCGGTCGGACGGCTTGCCCGGCGCGTGCACGCGTGTCTCGCGCGGGCTCATGTGATGGGTGATGCGCTTGATCGCGCCGTCCTTGCCGGCGGCGTCGCGGCCTTCGAGGATCATCAGCACCTTGCTGTTGTCCGCGATCAGGTCGCGCTGCAGTTTCACCAGTTCGATCTGAAGCTCGCGCAGCGTTTTCTTGTAGTGCTTGTCGTCGCCATCATCGATGTCGTCGTCGTGATGCGGATGGTGTTTCTTGTGCTTGGCCATGATTTCCATAATCACCTCTCCCTTGTGGGGAGGTCGACAAAATTCGAAGCGCAGCGAAGAATTTTTCGGGTGGGGGAAGCGGTGGTTGCAATCCCCCCACCCGAAAAGCTCCGCTTTTCGACCTCCCCACAAGGGGAATTATGCACTTGACATACCGCGATCCGGATGGCGATAAAAGCCATGACAGGCCGTTACTCAATGTTTCAGCAGACATGGAAGCCGCAGGAATCATGGTTCTTGAGGAGTCTGGGTATTTGGATTGGGCGGATTCTGGTTTTCGGCCTTTAGCTCGCCAAGTGTTCGAAGCAATGTGGAAGTGTCACCAACGTGAAATTGCATGACGCAATCAGCAAAGGCAAAAATTCTGCTACGGGCATGATGAACCGCGCGCGCTGACTGCAAGATGTCATTCGCCCCTAGCCCCGCTTTCTGGCGCTTGGCTTTTGCCTCCATAATTGGCCGAATACCTTTCGGCATCGGCTCCGTTAATCTGACATGCGATTTGCCATTCGGCGCATGGAACCGCGTGATTGCTCCATGAGCGACCTTATTTCTTGTTTTGCGCAATCCGTTCAGGGTATTGAGTAGTGATGACCAGAGTGGAAATATTTCGGCTTGGAGCGCACTTCTCGAAAATAATTCGGTGAACGCTGCATCAACGATCTTCGTCCTCACCTCTATTCCCGCTGGTGCAAAATAGATTGAGGACGCTATGTCCGAATTTTCGTGCTTTAAGATCGCCTTAAGGAGCATCACAAACGCTGTCTCAAGCGCTCCCCATGCGAGAGTAATTTCTGCTATTCCAGCCCTTATCTTTTCTTCCTCAGCGTGAAATGCCTTAATCTGCGCTTCATCTAGTTTGGGCGAGGAATCGTTGGTCATGACAAAACCCTCCAAGGATGACGAATCCTACAGCGATACCGAAGCAGAGCGCCGCCGCGATGCTATTGTGCGAAACATGATCGCTACGCCACCTACGCCACATAAAACTGGAAAACCTACTCGCGTGAAGCGCGCCAAATCAAAAAAGCGCGCGCCTTCTGCTTAGGCGTTCGCGGCTTCGTTAGTCCGCCGATAGGTAAGACGCTTTCCTTCGACACCTTTCACAGCGCGTTCAGCGCGAGTCTTGTCGCTGATACCTAGTGCCATGCGCTCGTTATAGCGGAAGTCAAATTCCGCCAGATAACGCTTCAAATGCGCTTCGCTGACGTTGTGATAAGTGCCGACAATGCCGCGCTTGAATGTGGCGAAGTAGCTTTCAACTGTATTACTGTGGGCCTCGCCGCGCACATATTCGCCAGCGCCGTGATCGACCATTTCGTGACTGGCAAATTCCTTGCCCATCGCCATGTAGCCACCGGCGGTATCGGTCATAAGCTTGGATTTGCGATCAACCTGCTTCATTACGACAGGGCGAAGGGTCTTGCCGCTGACATTGGCGATATGATTGGAGCGGGCGCGCCCGCCGCGCTCCACAAGGGTATGAACAATCTGCTTGCCCTTGCCGCCAATGTTGCCAGCGGTGCGCTTATTGCGGTGCTTGTTCTTTTCTTTGCCGCCCACATAGGTCGTATCCGCTTCAACCGTCTTGCCTTCGCCACCGAGGGGACCAGCCTTCAACGGGGCCATGCCTTCACGGATGCGATGCGCCATGAACCAAGCGGTGCGGTAGGAGCCGAAGCCGAGCATTCTCCATAGCTGATGGGCCGAAATGCCCTTCTTGCTCGCGGCCATGAGGTGCGTGGCAAGGAGCCATTTGTGCAGCGGAATATGGCTTCGTTCGTAAAGAGTCCCCATTGTGGCCGTAAAGGGCTTCTGGCAGGCGCGGCACTTGTAGAGGCCGGGGCGTGTGGACTTGCCTTTAAGCTCTGTGGCCTCGCCCGCAACGCCGCAATGGGGGCAGACAACGCCATCCGGCCAGCGGATAGCCTCGAAGTGCTTACGAGCGGCTTCTTCATTCGAGAAGATCGGATTTGTGAGATCGGCAGTCATCGGCAAGTCCCTTTCGTCCCATAAACATGGGGTTTCGGGCTTGGTATGTCAAGTGCATAATTCCCCAACAAGCGACCCGGCATCTCCATCGCCGAAGCAGCGCAATTTGTTGCGCGCAAAGCGGCGATATCGTGAGGGAATTGGCAATCATCAAGTCGATGCTGATGGCCATCTGATATGGCACAAAGATTGCGAATGGTGCGGACTTCCATTCGCCGCCAAGACGAAGTTGGCGCGCCTCTGCTCGGTAAGGTGTCGATCACAGTCTCACTATCAGAGCGCGTTCCGCGAGTTTGCATGCAAGATATGCGGCAAGACATTTAAGTCTGGCCAGCGAACGGCTGAGTGCTGCAGCGTCGAATGCGCTGGTGAAGCGTCGCGCCGCGCACTAAAAGGACGGAGCAATCCTCGTCGCATCCATGCTTCACGTCGAGACGCTTATCGCGTCTATTCGAACCAACGGCGTCTTTCGAAGAGCAGCGGTCAGCGCGAGCCGTATAACGAGCGCGACATATTCGAACGTGACGGTTGGCTTTGTCAGATTTGCTTTGAAGAAGTTGATCGCTCGCTAACTTGGCCGGATCGGATGTGCGCGACGATCGACCATGTCATTCCGATCAGCAAAGGCGGCGCGGACGCACCGCATAACGTTCAGCTAGCGCATCTTTCATGCAATAGCCGCAAAGGCTCGCGGATATCTCAACGATCCGTGGACGATGATGGCGCTTAAAACCCTCAGATCACGCCTCGGTGTGGCCAACACCTTCTCCGTAAAGCCGCCGCCCAAGCGTGGCGACCCTCTCTATGACACTAAGGAATGGCGCGACCTAATGCGCCGGCTGTTCGCGGTTCGCGGACGCCGCTGCGAAGATCCGAACTGCCCAACGCCTCATGGTCCCTGGTCGCGCATCTATGGTGACCACATCATCGAATTGCGGGACGGCGGAGCGCCGCTGGACGAGGGAAACGTTCTTTTACGCTGCCCGACATGCCATGGCGCGAAGACTGCCAGCGAGCGTGGCCGGCGCGCAGCGCGTCTATCCTGATTGAGATTGACGCAAGGGGGCATCAAATCTCTACGGGCTTGGGGAGCAACGCCGCATGGGGCGTCACTTGGAAATTTTTTTCTGATGGTAATTTTTGGATCGCCTGTCTGACCACAATCGGAAAATAAATCGGGATACCAGGATCGATGGCTAAGCGAGGCCGCCCGTCCAGAGAGCCTTCCGTGCAAGAGCGCGAAAAGGTCAAGGAATTGGTGGCAAAAAAGGCCCCCGTTGCCGATATTGCCAAGCTTCTCGGCCGGTCAATTCCGAATCTGAGGAAATATTTTTCCAAAGAGATTTTTTCGGAAAAAAAATCAAAGCCGGGCGCTGCGCTTCCGTTCAAGATCACGGAAGTTCATCGGCAGAAGGTCATTCGGTACATCGGCTGCAAGATGAAGGCAGTGGATGTGGCGCGGGCCCTCAATATCTCGGAGGGCCAACTTCTGGAACATTTTGCCGAACAGGTCGCATCCGGGCATGCGCTGGCGCGCGCTGCGGTGATTGATCATCTTCACGATCAGATGGAAGACGGGGTCGTCGGCGCCACAAATCGGCTGGAAGCCCTTACCGCCTCATCGGAACCTGGCGAAAGTGCCGCACAAAGCCCTGGCTATGTTGGCAAGAAGGTGGCGGCGAATTCCGCTGCTGCGGCGGCGGCCTCCGCCGGTGGCCGCTTTGCCCCGCCGGCAGCGCCAAAGCTGGTCGTCGATAATAGCGCGTGAGTGCGAAGCCGGAATGGACAACGGCGCTCCCGGATTGGGAACGCAGGATCGTCGCGCGTGAATCGTTATTGCCGTGCCCCCCGCTCTTCGCGAGCGAGGCGGAAGCAGCGCTGGCAGTATTCAAGGCCCTGAAGGTCGTTGACCTTCCTGGCATGCCGACATTCGGCGAAGTCTGCGAACAGTGGGTTTTTGATTTCGTCGGAGCGATCTTCGGAGCCTATGACGCCGAGGCTGGTCGACGCCTGATCAACGAATTCTTCCTGTTGATCAGCAAGAAGAACGGCAAATCGACGATCGCCGCCGGTATCATGGTCACGGCGCTGATCCGTAATTGGCGCTACGCGAACGAACTTATCATTCTCGCGCCGACGATCGAGATCGCGAAGAACTCCGCCGACCCTGCTATGGGGATGGTGCAGAACGACGAAGAACTGCTGACGTTTCTGAAGCCGATCCCACATGAGCGGACGATCGAGCACAGGGTCACCAAGGCGAAGCTGAAGATCGTCGCCGCGGATTCGGAAACCGTCGGCGGCAAGAAGGCCGGCTTCGTCCTGATCGACGAGCTCTGGCTCTTCGGAAAGTCGGCGAAGGCCGAGGACATGCTTCGCGAGGCCGTCGGTGGCCTAGCGAGCCGCAGGGAAGGTTTCGTTGTCGCGCTGTCGACAATGAGCAATGAGCCGCCTGCTGGCGTGTTCAAGCAGTGGCTTAAGCGCTTCCGCGATATTCGCGACGGGAAGATCGTTTCGAAGCGATCGCTCGGGATACTCTACGAATTCCCGAAGGCGATGATTGAATCCAAGGCCTATGAGCGGCCGGAGAATTTCTACGTCACGAACCCGAGCCTTGGAGGATCGGTCGACGAAGCGTTCCTGATGGATACCTTCGCCGCGGAAAGCGAGAAGGGGGTTGTTTCGCTCACCGGCTTCTTTGCAAAGCACTTGAATGTCGAGATCACGCAAGGTCTTCGTTCAGATGGATGGGCAGGCGCAAATCTTTGGTCGCGCGGAGCTGATAAATCGCTGACGCTCAAAAGTCTTTTGGAGCGCAGCGAAGTAGCAACAGTTGGAATAGATGGCGGCGGTCTAGACGAT